TGACGGAAGCTAAAAACTATTATGGCATTTAAACACGAAAACAGAAAAGAAAACTTACAAGAAGACGAACTGCAATATACTATTGCAGAAGTAAATGCAATGGATCCACTTCTTGCACGTCAAATGTATTATCCTGATGCGTCAGATAGTGATATCGGTGCACTTTACGATATGATCGAAGTAATGAAGACTGCTCTTGAAGCAGAAGGTATAACTCTTGACTTCGGAAAGGATCAAGCTATTCTTGATCAGAGACGGGCTGTGAAGGCTCGTTTTCCGAAGAAGGCCTAGGAGCATACTTCCAACCTGAATTACGATCACCTTCGTCTTCGAATTCAGTCATGTTGATTCCATCTTTCGTGGCATCCACTTCGAAGTAAAGACTCTTAAAGACTAACTCCCACATTTGGAGCGTGACCTGACTCATTTGAGTACCGAACTCTTTATCGGGCCAAAGGGTTGTATAGGCTAAGTAGTTCTTATTTAAACGAGCAACTTTAATCTCGCAATCAAAGTTAGGATCATCTTTCTCTCGAATTTCTTGAATTGCTCTTAACCGCTGACTTCCTACGATAGGCCACCAGTTATCCATACAGAGGAAGGGATTATATATCACCGGCTCTCGTTTAAGAGACTCGTATAGAGGTACATTTAAACCTACTACGTGAATATTCTCCTTGACCTTTGGTTGTTCAAGTATCTTTGAAGCAACACCCCAGTGCCATGTATGTTCTGGAAGAGGGAAAAGCTGCGCCGTGTTTTTATCTAATCTATCTGAAGCCATTACTCAATTACAATATAGGAACCATCTTCCGCGGTGATATAAGAACCGCCTTCAGTCGTAATTGCGGTGCCAGTAGTACTACCACCCCCAGTACCGAACCCCTGACCATCTTCTCCAGTTTTTGCACCATACCAGAAGTAGCTACTCACTCTCACAGTCCGATTTACTTTGATGACAATAGCATATAGATCTACCGCGGTTTTTATGTTTATCCTAGGTCGCATTAAGTCAGAAATCGACTTACCCGTAACACGAGGAGTTAAAGCAAAAAGACCTATACGTGTATCATCCACACGAGTAAGATTCTCATACCGAAAAACATTTTTCTGGAAAAGAGCATTATAATCTGTAGTTTCTTCTATTATAGACATAAAGTATCGTGCCCATTCCTCGGGATACCCATTGTATATTTGAAACCTCCCACCATCAGGCGGAGTATATCCATTTAAAAAAGAATCACGTGCAATCTCTTCTATATAAGCACGTACATACTTCTTCAATACAAACCCATTTACATCTGGAGTAAGTTCATCCCTTGGTGTAAAATTAGTTGAGATAGAGTGTGACATATTGTTATTTATAACACTTGTTGTATTATGTTTCTAATAGAGTAACACCAGGCTGACCACTCGCTAAATAGTATCGGGCCAATCCCAGTACAGGAATTTTTTTCCACAGATTTCTCTTTATAAACAAAAGTAGCTCCTGATTTTCATCCATGAAGGTATTATACATCTCTTCGGTTACGATTGCTGAAGTGGCAGTGATGTTAGATCCAGCCTTAAGGGGTCGAGGTATTCGGCCGGCTATAATATCGCTCCATGCACCAGGGTCCTCTGCTTCAAGTATACTCGAGCAATTAGCCTTTACGTAGTTATGTAAGTTCTTTATAGCAAGGTTATACAGTTTTGCTCTATTAGTAAGTTTATAGTATCGAGGAAAAATGTCTTTCTCCTTTTTAACCCATTTAATATACTTATCTTGTGTTGTATCGAAGTCTGCTACTCCTCCTGCTGTTTTGCGCGCTGTAAGAAAAGCTTGATAGTTCTTATCCCCTTGTAGCTTCTTTAGGTCTGCTACTACTACTTCAAGATCAGCGCGATGAGTGAGAGAGAACCATGTACCAAATGCTGCAAGAGAGTTAGCTTTAAATATAGCTAAGCCTGATTTCGCAATGACAGGTGTGACACTAAACTTCTCTTGGAATTCGTCTGCAGCAGTATCAGCAGCTTCGACTGTAATTACCTGTTCCGATACCGGTATGTCTTCAATAGGTATTATAGTAGGGAGAGTAGGCGTAGTCGCGATAATCTTTTCCTTATAGGTACCATCCGGCTGTATCTCCGCGAGTATCTCTTGCTCTTTCAACTTACATATATCGAAATCAGGTAATTCGATGCCAGAAACAAACGCCTTTACACCGGCTATTTTATCATCTATATTAGATACTATATTACCCCAGCGTTGTTTAAGTAACTGTACAGCCTTTGTATCTGTTGGATCAAGCGCTGCTAATTGTGACGCAAAGTCCGGAAAACTCGGTAATGGTGGTACTTTTGAGAGTACATCCTTCTTAAGAGAGTCAAGCTTGCCCATTAATTTATCTAAACCTGCCTTATTCACAGCACCGTCGAGTTGCCCCTTTAACTTATTGAGTGCATCGTCGATAGCTAATTCTGGTATAGTAATATCGATACATTTACTTATGTCTATATCTATTTTAGGTAAGGCAGGTAAATTGCTTGTTAGACCATTTGTAGTAAGGGAGCTAGTAACTCCCTCGGTTAATTTACTTATTACACCTACACCACCTATAACACCTGCAGCTAGTGCTAATTTACTCGCAGCATCTCCGCCATCGTTCTTTCTTATGTCTATTGGTTTACCTGTGGACTCGTTAACCTTAGGTGCCTCTTGAGACACTCTTACGATTATATCTGGTGGATTCATACCTGTATAGACTAAACCACGCATTGTACGTCTGCCTGTACCATTATATTGGCCTTTGTCGAATATATCTGCGGAAGTTACGGTACCTTCTGGATCTCGGGTTGGTACAACTATCGCTGCACGGTCGATGGACGCTTTTGAGCCAATATGTATAACAGGGTCTTTATTCAGCAAAGTGCCAGTACCTTCGTCGTATACTATTTTAGATACATGCCACTTATACTCTATATCAGTATTAGCTGGATCACGCATGTAAGAGAATGATTGCCGGAAATTAGAAAAGGTGTAAACAGGATAATTAACTTCTATATATAGATTAGCATCAGTACTACTACCATGTGTTTGCTGGCCAGATATCCACAACGAGGTTTCATCGTTTGTTACTGATACTGGTATAGACAAATAGTTTAAATCTCTCGCGGTTTCTGTATATTGTGATAGCGAAATACCATATTGTGGCGGCTGCAGGCCGATCGGTGCATTAATTTCGGAAAGTGAGTGGCCTTTCGGTGGCTGTATAGTTACAACAGATTTGTGAGCGGTCGTAGCTGGTGCATACTGATATCCGTGTGGCCATTGATACGAAACACCAGTTGGCATATTTTCGAGACTATCACCAAACATAAACATACCTTGACCAGGTGCTCGTCGTGACATGTCGGCTGCTGTACTAGCTATAATCTCTTCACCAAGTGTAATTGTAGGATCGGCGTCTACATCATCTTGCTTCGCGCGTACTCTTACAGTATCTAACTGTACATAATTCGCGTTCGTCGCTAACGAGGTGGCTTTTATGAGTGCGGTGACCTGTTCTTTTCGAGACTCTTCGGTGCGTGTAAGAACTATACCTCCGTATGTTACAGTGCGAGGGTATCCGTTACTATCAAAATTCGAAGGTACTGGTATAATTGACTGTATTTGTAGCTGTACAGTTGTCTCACCAAATTTAGTAGGCTCTTCCTCTCGTGCTGGCATTTCATGTACATAACCTAATGCGATATACTCTAAATGTAATGCTTCGGTGCTTGCATTATAAGCCTGACCTGTATTAGGATCATACATCGTGTGTGGTATAAACGCACCTGCAGAACTATATTGAGTAGTAGTAGTCACGACCGGTGCTACTTGAGCGACGCTGCTGGTAGGTGTACTACTACTAGTTGTAGTATTATTAGAGGTATTACCTGATGAAGAATGATATGACATAATTGTTTACCTACCGAGTCCTGTATTGGGTATTGATGAAAAAGTATTACCTTGAGCAACAGCATCGGCCCCTGTATTTGGTTGAGGGTGGTTATGAGTAATAAGAGAAACATTACCACCACCTGCAAATACATCACCTGAACAGTCGACTAAAGTTGTATTTACGTTAATATTACCACCACAAGAGATTTTAGAGGCCTCTTTTGCTTGTAAATTAAGAGCACCCGCGATTGTTTCACATGAATTTTGAATAACTGTACGATTCGAGTCGCCCTTTACAACAAAGTTTAAATTACCACAAATGGTTTTGTTTTCGTTGTTTCCGATGTTTACAATAGACTTCTGGCCAATGTTGATTGCGCTGTTCTGCGCGATTTCGGTGACAGTCTGTAAGGCTTTTGTACGAATAGTGCCTTTGACTTTAACAGTGTAATCCTTTTCAACTTCGAGGTGATAGTTACCTTTAATAAGTGTTCGACAATCGTTATCTATTGTTAAATTGCAGTTGCCTTTAATATAAATATTGTCGTCTTCAGCGACTACTTTATAGTTTTTACCCTGAATAACTGTAGTAGTTGTACCATCAGCAATGACTTCGCGATAAGTGCCAGACGGTGCATGCACTTCTGATATTCTCTCGAAGTTAGGTGTATCGTCTGATTCATAGGTGTGGCCACCTTCTGTACGAGTTACTTTATTGTTTGGATAAGCAGGCCTTACATTGTCTTTAGGATTTGGGAGGTCGTAAGTCTTTGGCTCAAGATAGTCAGCAGCCAGCTTTGGATCTGGAAAGGTTTTAATATTAGGAGGAGTTGCAGTAGCAATAGTCGTAATATGACTTGAAGCCTTTGCACGATACGCAGTATCAAGTGCGTATTGAGTAGATGATGCTGCCTTTGGTAGATCATTACCATTTTCATAAGGATGTACACCATCAGGATCAGAAAATCCGTCAGACGGAAGTCTCTTCGTAGATTCAGAAGGTAAAGAACCGATGATAAGAGGATCGTTTTCTGTTGCAGGATCAGTAAATATACCAACTACCCATGAGCCTTGAACTAAACCGAGACTTGAACCTATGTTTGATATTGAACCTTCGGTACACGGCATGACTACGCTTGACCATGGAAGGTCTTCGGTGTCAATCATTGTTATATCTTCGGTGTGTTTACCAAAGATACGTACGCGAACTCTATTCTTTTCAGAAGGATCGTTTACATCTTCTATTACGCCTATAAAGAATTTTGATGTTATCATAATTTAGTCTCCTCTTTGAGCGAGTCTGTTTTTACAAGACACTCAGTAGTGTATACATTGTCTTTAAATACGTGTGTGGTGCTAAAAATTAAATAGTTACCTGATAAAAGCTTATCGTATTGTTCAGTTATTGATTTTTTTGTATTTTCCTTATAGGTAGCAGGGTCAGTAGCCTTTGGAAAAAGCAATTTTAAAGATCTACCTGGATTTAATAAAGGATCACCGAATAAAGAAAACTTATGTGTACACACATCGTAAGCAGATAAGTAAGCTTCTGATAAGTGTTTATTTTTTTCAGCAAGTGACGAGACAGTATTAAACCCTTCGAACGATAATTTGTTTACGTATTGATAGTTTATTTTAGCACTCGGTATTTTTTCAAAAGCGTTCGTAGTTTCATTTAAACTATTTGTGGTTTGTTCTTTATCCTGGTTGTCTAATCTTTTTGAAATAGTATTCGCTGCCTTTAAATGCTCTTGCGCGTTAAAAATGTGTTTACGGTATGTTTTAGTACCAATATCGATGTATCTATTTTCCGAAGCGTATTGGCCTAACTTTGCCTGATAGCTAGGAGAAATATTAATCTTAGACGAAAGTTCAGTCATAGATGTACTTCTTTCAAAAAATTCTTCAGGTGTGTTTGAATCTGATTCTATCTGTGATGAGTGATTAATAGATTTATACACTGGATTCTCCTCTAAATCTGTAAGATAGGACAAAGAGGTTAAGTAGACTAGACCATTTAACCTTTGATACATCAGATAAGGCGTATTATTAGAATCAAATGACATCTTTCTAATTCTATTAGCAGCCTTTAAGGGATTGCTAATTGGTATGATACCATCAAATGTCGATAAACAATCGCCATGTATGACTATTCCAGTATTTAAATCGTTTTTGAATATTTTGTCGATTATATTTGTCGAATTACCAGACACTGACCTCGAAATAGTTTTCAATGGAGCGATATAAGCAAACTCTGATACCGCAGTGAGAGTATATACTTGAACCTGGCCATCGTTACCTTTTACGAAATCTTCGTATTTTACTACGAAAAACCTAAGTGAAATAGTCTGCTCAAGATCAAGAGCTTTAGTTTCTATTTCGATATCAATTACCTCATTACCAGTGATATTAAACTCTTCAAAAAAGTTACTTTCATCACGGATGCCTAGCTCTAATACTAGCGTAGGATTAAATAAGCCTTCGTGTATTTTAGTATATCCAACTAGGCCTTTAATATCTTTAGTCAACCCGTTAACATTGGTACATTCGACTTTAATTAATTCAAAACCGGATGTTCTTGTCGAATTACCTTTTGAATCAGCATAACTATTTCTATTCATTTAGTAAATTTCTATATTCTTTAGCAAAGCTTTGAATATACCCTGGCAAGACGTACTTAATTCTTCGCTTTGCGTCATTTTTTTCAATTTGATCTTGCTCAATCGAAATATAATTGGTGGCCGCGATTGGTGAGGAGTATTGAGTGGTTCTTTCGTCTATATTCAATGGATCATAATAATATGCAGGAGCTAATTTTCCATCAAGCCAAGCTTGACTCGCAAGAAGAGTGTAGTCTTCTTCTTTAAAAGTACCATTAGAAGCATCGATTGCAATAGTTGTTCCTGCTCTAAACAGCGAAATAGCTTCTTTCATACTTTGTAACCACAGCGCTCTAAGCCTATCAACTGCAACGTAAGATGTTGTACCTATAGTTTCAGGATTTATGAACTTTACGTGGAAATTAGAATTAGGAATGTTGTCAGTGAAAGCACGCTGCGCCTCTTTCTGAAAACCTTGTAATATAGTATTGCTTACAGCAGCATCACCTACTGCCGTTATTTTTGAATTGTCTATCCAAACCTGTGCATTAGAAGGATCATAATGTATAATTGGTGCTGATGCGTAAACAACGTAAGCTTCACCATTTATGACTGTATTCGTAAATCCAATTCTTAGTTGTAAGTAGTCTTCGTATTTCTCAATCGGCAGTTCTGTAATGGTGTAAATAGGACTATCTGCACCGACATCCAAAAAAGGCATACGAATTACAGACACGTTTTTAAAATCATATTGTAGTTTTGATCTTAATTCGTTTTGTGCCTTAGGCCAAGCTGCTAAGCCATCTTTAAAAATATCATTTGCTAAAAAGAAAGTCCAATAATAATCAGGTGTTCCATACAGCCGCTGTGACAAATTATCAGGGCGTTCTCCATCTAACACATCTATCTGTGAATAAGCTAAAACGTTTTTTGAAAACTTTTCGACCACATCAACATAGCGATAAATGTCAGTGATAGTGTTCTGTATACCGTCATTATTGATGCTATACTGTATTTTGGGAAATTGTTTAAAGAATGCCATAATTAATCATTTTTCATTTTTCGCTTAGCCTCGGCTGCTTCAGCTATCACGCTTTTTAAAACCTTTTGCTGTGTTTGTACTAACTGATCAGCCTGTTGTTCCATGAATCTGGTGTCTGCATTTTCTCTATTACTATTCATTTCAAGATCTTCCATTTCATTACGTGTAAGGACCTTAGTTTCCTGGAATGATAGCGATACAGAAACTTCGTGTGGTGACATATCTGTTCGCCATACGTTATTTTCTGCATTAATGGTGCAAGCAGCAGTAGTTAAATAGCACGCGAATATCTTAGGCATATATTCCAATTCATTCATATTGCCATCTAAAAACTCTACGTGCCATTGGGCAGGATACTGCAATAATAGTTTTCTGCCACCCACTTCACTAGCGTATGTGTTATGCCTAAAGGTATTTTGTATACGATCAATCGCTCTTACTTCAGCAGGGCTTTGGCCAATCATTTTAAAATCAAATTGGAAATTTCTTAAAGTATTTCCACTAAATGTGGTATTTGTTCTAGGGTTGAGTACTTGTTTTGCAGCGAATCCAATTGCGCTCGATACACCTTCCATACCTAGTTTCTTTGCCAATAACATTTTAGCGCCTAAAGATCCACCTGAACCAGCTTGTGTTTTCGCTTCTTTTGCCGCTTTACCGATTTTATCTGTAATAGAACCACCTTGTTGAAAAGCGTTAATCACTTCAGCACCTGCAGCTATATCGCCCATATTGATAGTAGCATATTCTGCAGCGTCTGTAAAGGTCACATTTCCTGGACACGGCAAGCATATCGATTCTATCTTTTTAGTTGTATCGTGCGGCAAGCATACAAATCTTATAACTGGCCTTTGCGATAATTCTAAATCTAATGGGAATTCCAGTGTTGCTGAGTCTTCATTACCTTTACCGACTCCACCTAATCCAGTTGATGCATTTTGTATTGTGTTAGAAATAATTGACATATAAATACCTTTAGTTAAATCTATTTATAATGAAATCATGGCTTATTCCGGCAGATATAAAGTTAAGAATCCTAAAAAATACGAAGGCGATTTTAATAAAATAAAATACCGTTCTTTGTGGGAAAGACAGGCCTTTAAGTGGTGCGATGGTAATCCATCTATTATAGGTTGGAGCTCTGAAGAGGTAGTAGTAGGATATCGCTGTCAAACAGATAATAAAATGCACAGATACTTTGTTGATCTATTCATTAGAATGAAAGACGGAAAGTGTTATCTAATCGAAATAAAACCAAAGGCACAGACTCTTCCGCCTAAACAAAAGAGTCGTAAATCAAAAAAGTATTTAAGAGAAGTCATGACGTATGGTAAGAACCAATCTAAGTGGAAAGCAGCTACAAAGTTTGCGCATAAAAGAGGGATGATATTCCAGGTTTGGACAGAAGAAACTTTAAAGGGTTTGGGTATAAAGTTGCTTACGTAAGTTATAAATAGATAGTATGGCAACAACGTTTATCGATAAAGTAAAAGCTGAAGCATTGAGCGCAGGTCTTAAGCGCGGTAGCGACGAGGCGAAAAAGTGGTTTCAGGAAAAATTAAAGGAAGTAAAAGGTGTAAATCGTTCACAGCTTTTAAAAAATCCTAGTTTTAAGAAAACAGCCAAAGGCAAAATGAGTGAGCAGAGCTTATATGGAAGAATGTTTATGTACTTTTACGATCCTAAGTTGAAAAAGGAATTACCTTATTACGATAGGTTTCCTTTAATATTCTTAGTAGGAGCTGCAGAAGGTGGTTTTTATGGATTGAATTTACACTATCTTCCGCCTAAGCAAAGGGCAATATTTTTTGATAGATTTACGTCTTACACGAATAACAAAAAGTATGATGAAACTACTCGAGTTAAAATGAAATACGAGACTCTTAAACGAGCAAACAAATTATCATTTTACAAACCGTGCTTTAAACACTATTTAACTTCTCAAGTAAGATCGAATATAGTAGAAATACCTGCTAGTGAATGGGATATTGTTTTACATATGCCAACAGAATACTTTACGAAGAAAAAATCAGCTGCGGTATGGGCAGATTCAAAAACACAATTTTAAGGTTAAACATGGGATTACTAAGCGACATAAAAAACACAACAAACCCAACCACTATTGATGGGTTTAAAGCTACAATCGGTAAACGTGGAGGAATAGCCCGTGCTAATAGGTTTAGCGTAACATTCACACCTCCTTCACAAACGTTATTGAATTTAGACTTACAGTCTATGGCAGCTTCTGCGCTAAGTGGAAGTTTTAGTTTAGGCGGATTAGTCAATGATCCGCGGGACATAAGTATATTGTGCGAATCATGCTCGCTACCAGGACGATTAATACAGACTTCAGAGTATGATTCAATGGATAGAACCCCTAAAAAGTTTCCGACTGTAGTCATTGATGAAGATGTAAACTTTAGCTTCTTATTAACCAATGATTATTATATGAAAAAAATGTTTGACCGTTGGCAATCAGCAGTGATTGACGTTGATACGCATTTGGTAAATTATCCGCGGGAGTATAAGAGAGATGTTATAATTCAGCAGTTAGATCAGCAAAACACGCCTGTGTATGGAGTAAAACTTATTAACGCTTTTCCTACAGGTGTTAATAGCGTTGAGTTGAGCAATGAAGCTGTTGACTCTACTACATCATTACAAGTCACATTGGCGTACGATAACTTTGTAGTAGAAGGAGCTATAAGCTCTCTACTTAGCAATATAGGAAATAAACTTAACGTCTTAAGAAGACTAATATAACACAAAACAACTGAAAAACATTATGGCACTACCAGTAATTGAAGCACCAAAATATGCATTAAAGATTCCTTCTTCAGGAGAAATGATTGAATATAGACCTTTCTTAGTAAAAGAAGAAAAAATACTTTTAATCGCTAAAGAAGAAGATAACGATAACGCTATGATCCGCGCTATGAGAGATATCATAGATGCGTGTACATTCAACAAACTTGATATATACAAATTGGCGATGTATGATCTAGAATACATATTCTTAAACCTTAGAGCAAAAAGCGTAGGTGAAACAGCGCAAATACAGCTTGAAGGTGATGATGGAGAATACGTTCCTGTCGAAATCGATCTTACGCAGGTTGAAGTAAAGGGAGAAGTACAACTCAATAGCAAAATTCAAATTACTGCTGATGTAGGAATAACACTTAAAGCGCCTGGCCTAAAAGATATGGAGAGAGCGTCTAATTCTAAAGACGTGATCACGGAATCTATCATTTCTGTTATCGATACTATATACGACGCTACTGATGTATATCCATCCGCTGATTCAAGTTCTAAAGAACTTACAGCATTTGTGGATTCTTTAACACACAGCCAATTAGAAGAAATTAAAGATTGGATGGAAGAAATGCCTAGATTAGAACACACCGTTTCGTATGAAGCTAAGAATGGTAAAAAGGAAGAAAGGACCTTAAGAGGCTTAGGTGATTTTTTCGAATAGCCCTTTCTCATATTAATTTAGAAAATTATTATCAAGTTCAATTTTCTATGGCCCAACACCATAAATATAGTTTAACAGAGCTAGATAATTTAATTCCATGGGAAAGGGAAATATACGTAGGCTTATTAAAGGAACACTTAAAAGAAGAAAAGGAAAGAGAACAAAGGAATACTAAATATGGCTGAAGAAACACCAATAACAAAAAAGGATTTAAGTAGCGTAATTCAAAAGGTTGCGGTTACAAACGAATCTACGAAAGTAGAACTCGCGAATCCTGAGCAAATCGCTAAGCCTATTATTGATCAGCAAAAGGAAAATGATCTTAAAAACCTTGAGAAATCAAGAGAAGAAAGATCTGTTTTTCAAGATATCGCAAAAGGTATTAAAGGTATGGCTGAATCTTTAGATACTGGATTAAGTAATCTTGCTAAGAGTTTCAAAGAAAAAGGTAAAAACATTTTAAAATTTATTGGTATCGCTTTAGGCGCAGCGGCTGGTCTTATATTGGCACCAGTCTTTTTAGCAGTCTCATTCTTCAAACAACTTGCGACCGAAGTTAGATTTTTAAATACACTAACAGGTGGTCGACTTGGAAAAATATTCTCACCAGTTACTAACTTTTTTAGACGAATAAGAATCTTTTTTAGTAGAAAAGGCCCATTTGGTAAAGTATTAAAGGTATTTGATAAAGTAAAAAAAGTAATTAGTGGTGTAGGCAAATCAAGTGGGGTTTTAGGTAAGTTCTTTGGATTCTTAAAAAAAGTAGGAGGTGTCGTTAAAAAGATATTTGGACCTCTCACAAAAGGATTTAAACAAGGCTTTGGTGTAGTCACTAAATTCGCAAAGGTCGCGGGAAGGCTTCTTGGTAAAGTATTTCTACCAATTACGATTCTTATGAGTGTATTTGATTTTGTTAAAGGATTCATGAAAGGATACAAAGAAGAAGGAATCATTGGTGGGATTAAAGAAGGAATCATTGGTGTATTCGAAGGACTCATTGGATCTGTAATGAGAATGCTAGCGTGGATTCCAAGTAAAATCGCAGAACTCCTTGGCCTAGATAATTTATCGGCTTCAATTAAAAGCGGAGTGGACAAAATGCTAGAAGGTATTAAAGACGCTTTTAGAGGTTTTGTAGATATCGTCATAGGAATATTTACTCTTGATGGCGAAAAAATAAAGGGTGGACTTTCAAAGGTTTGGTCTGGAATGACAGATTTTATAACTGGAATGTTTGACCCATTAGTTGGATTAGTTAAAGATCTTTTTTCAATGGACTTTATTGAAGATCTAAGAGACAGATTTAATATAGGCGATATGATGAGAAGAATCTTTGCGAATGTAAAGATTCTAATTGGCGATATGTTTGGCTGGGTGCCGAAATTTGGTGCAGATGCTAAAGCAATGAAAATGGAAGCTCAAAAGGATTTAGTTGGATTGGATATGGCACAGGCTCAAAGAGATCAAGCAAGAGAACAACGACAAGCAGGATCAGTTATGAGTAGTACTTCAACTACTACTACAAATAATTCTCCTATGACTATCGTAGAAAGTCCAACGGATTACAGCAATGCTGCACTTTCTGCAGCCGTGGCCGACTTCTAAAAAAGGAGTGGCCATAAGTAAGTAACAACTATGATATCAAAACTCATTCTTTTTATTCTCGCAGTAACAACTGTTGTGTGTTTCTATCTGCAGTCTCAACAAATACTCGATTTAGAAAATAAAGTTGAGTCACTTGAATCAGATGTAAAAAACATTAACGAAATACTCGACGAGTTTGATGAAGTCTTTATTCTTTTAATTGAAGAAATACGAAAAGAAAAGCGCTATAGCTTAACACGGTTATTATAAAGAAAAAAGGAGTGGCCAATAAGACCACTCCTTCTAGTTAGTTGTTTAGTTTATTTACTGTGAAGCTAATTTTGCAAAATAACTCAAAGTATCTTCACCGTCACCATCATCACCTTCACCGATATTTGGTGTATCGATAATAGGAGACTCAACCGAATTGCCCGTCACCGGTTCTTTAGTAGTATTTAGTTCAACTGTTTGAGAGGTTGTGAGACCTGATGCTACTTCTGCTTCACCAATCACTTCGAACATTTTTTGTTTCAAATCAGCGTATGATTTGTATGATTCAGGACTAGTGAATTCACTTAGCTTATAGAGCTTATTATAAACTTCTTCAAGCTGTGCTTCATCGCCATCGAATAGCGCTACAGCACTATCAAATTCAGACTTATCGTAGTTACGATAGCCTTCAACTTGACGAATCTTAAGCTTAAAGTTTGCACCGGCCCAAAAGTCAAATGGATTGACTGGAGTTTCATCAGCAAACTGAGGTTGCATTACATCCATGATCTTGTCCATGATTTTCTTACCATACTCATAAAGGAATACCTTACCTTCATTTTCAGGATTAGCGGAATCAGAGACAACAAGAATGTTAGAGACGTGGTGCAGACGACGCTTACGCTGACGTGCTGTTTCCTTATCTTCATCACGACCTGTGTTCCACAATTGAGAATTCAATTCAGACACAGGATCTTGTTGACCAATAGAAGTCAAAGACTTTTCGATGTACCAACGACCGGTGGATCCTTTGAATCCATGATCCCAATAACGTACCCAAGGAAGATCTTCACCTTCACCAGCGGGTAGGAAGCGAATAACGGCATAGCCATTACCTGCTTTGTCTACAGTGGGTTTCCACATACGGTCATCACCGTAGGACTTCTTTTCACTATTACCTGCACCGGCTGCGACCAGTTTAGAAATCGCATCATTGCGATTTTGTTTCATATTTGCGAACGACATATTTTGTATTTTATTTATTTTGTTTTAGTATTACAGTGTATTGCACAATGTATAGAGTTTACCATTAACTGACAGAATCTATATTACCATAGTTTGTCTGATGTGTAAAGGTTAAAAGCAACTTTTCTTTCAGCTTAGTTCGTGGTAATGGAGACTGTAGCATGATTAATTTGTATTTAAGTACTAAGTTAATCAGATCTTTATTTATACCTAAGGGATCACTTAGATCCTTCTTCAGGCGGTTAAGAAAGTTGACTAATATATCTACCAGCACAACAGATTCTATGTTAATCTCTTCAGCTCGTAGTGATTCTAACAAAGGATTTCTACTGTTGTTATCAGTGGTTGTGCATAACTGGTCAAACGAATATTCTTGATCAGCCATAAATTTCATATCTTGTGTAAACATATACGATAACTTATCTTGTCGTGCAACGTATTCATCGTATGCAGAATCATTCATTTTGCCAATCCAACCATTAGGATCTTTAATGAGGTTAGCAGTAAACCAATGGATAAGTTTTTCTTGTCTGAATTTACGTGACAGCTTTTCAAAAAAGTATCTATCTCTTCGCCTTTCAAACGTTACCCGCTTCACTGCAGTCTTATAGTTATACTTTACTGCATCGTAGTCAGAAGTAAAGTGTAACTTAAGAGATTGGTAAATTTGGTATGCTTGATAGCCGTCCATTAAAATAGTGTTCCCGTCGTTCGTTTTATAATATTTCTATCCATCGCTTCGACTTCTAGTTTAAGTTTCAATGGCCCTTTGACAAGCTTAGCCATGTCAGCTGGATCAATATGTTTCCTTTCGCATATTTCAATAATAGCTTCAGTGTAAGTCATAGCATCGTGTGATACTAATTTTTCGACTTGTAAACGTAGTTCTTCTTTTGTGATAGAAGGTTTAAACGTTACTTTTTGTTTTGGTATTCTTTCACTCATAGCGCTCTAATTAAAATGGTGTCTTGATTAATCCTACCATTCGCGGATTTACGCTTTGTTTTTAACTCATTAAGCGCTTTCTCAATTTGTTTTTCTGTCCTAGCTGCGATGATTGGAAGGTAATCTTCCGGCTTTCGTAGCGTGAGAGCAAAGGAAGTAGTTTCATCAAAGTCTTTAATTGATGTACCACTTATGGTAAATCCATCACGACCTTGTGCGTTAAACACCGTAAGCCTACGATACTTGGTATTAAAGACAAAGAATTTATTTGCCCCAATGATTCGTGTAGGATCACATGATTGTATCGCATGATCTTTCGATTCTTTTAAGTATTTCAACCTTTGGATTTGCTTAATCGCTGACTTAGGCTTTTTGACACGTGGTTTACGTGCTGAAGCTTTACTTGATTTGTAAAGTACTAATTCATTTAGCATATCATCTAGTGCTTTAATACGATTGCGGAGTGCTGGCTTACCTAGATAAGAATAGCCTTCCACCATTTGATCACACGTCTTTTCAAACGCCTCGTTATATTCGTCACGGTGTTTAGTCAACCATTGTTTGACTTCACCTGTCGCTGAAACTGGAATGTTTTCACCACGCATAACAGAAGCCAATGGGAATTTGACTACCTTTGTATCGTCTGTACACCAAGAATCAAGCATACCTTCAAGTTCGCATAGTATAGATTTCCTTACCTTTTCTTTCATGATTTCATGAACGTTAGGCTTTGCTGGAGCATCGGTATCTACCTTTACCTTTTTATCTTCTACTGAAGATGCCTGATTAAGCATCGATGCGATGTTAGTCTTTACAAGCTTTCTATAGTTGTAATAATCAGGTGAGCCCATGTTAAACATTCGACATAGCTTACCAGTAAGAGACACTTCACCTGCGGTTTTAGGCACCTTCTGAATAAGCTTACACTGCTTTGGATTGTACCCTTGAGTAATCATATAGTCATAAATGATAGGGATGTAGTCATCACGATCAAGGTAGTAGTTATAAAAGTTAAGACCTTTCGATAGCTTTATGTCGTATGCTTTCTGCGTTTTGACACTGTTCCACGTAGGTTCTTCGCCTGTGTACTTGCCATCGACAGCAGCTACTTGGCCATTCTTTTGAAATTTTCTTGTTTTAATTTTCATAGTTATACTATACCATAGATTGAGCAGTTTGTAAATAACATAATTAAGTTGATTTCTGAGGAAGTATTTGAGACTTATGTATGTACTCTAATCCTCGTCCACCGTTTCCGGTTTGTACAATGATTTCAGTTTCTTTAATTTGAAACACTGTGCCGCTACCTACCATGTCGCCACAGGAATATAAGATGTCGTCGCCTTCTTTAAGTTCGCCCATTCGATGTCTATTTGAGTCAGTATACATTATTTATTGTCGAATGTAAGTTGAAAAATTACGATAGCAGAAATTGACATGTTAAGAATTAAAGAGGAAGACGTTAGATTTCCTGCGATGTAGTTGATTGGTACGATACCAACGTTGAGTGCTAATACGATATAGGCGAATAATTTCATAGGTTTATTTGAAGAATATGTGTTTACCGATCTTCACGGTTTGTGTCATGCTTGCTGCCCAATAAGGCTCAGCGATATAGTCTGCGTAATAGTGGTCAGCACCATTCGTAAAGTTTGTAGATGTGCCAATGACAGCGTTAGCGATTGCCCAGCGTGGATGTTTCTTTGCTTTAGCAATCGTGGCTTCTAAAGATTTTATTCCATCAGCCTTTCCATTCCAACAAGAGAATTGTTTTCGCTGTAAACATACCTGAGCAAGTGTCTTGTGGCGTCTTTTAGCACGAGTCTTTATTACTTCGTAGACACCTTCAAGTGCACCAACGTGATATTCACCACCCGCTTCCATGATGATGGTCGCTACGACGATATCGTGCGCATAAGGACAAGGATCGTAGGTGCTAGCATTGGCCTTTTCAGCTAACGCTAAAGTTGCGATCATTACTAAGAATGCAAATATTGGTAATTTCATAATTAAGCAGTTACGCGTGATGCTAAATGCTCGAATATTTCGCGAGCTTGTTCTTCGCTATTAGCGATCATTCCATTCTTAAAGACATACTGTACACTGTACTTTCCAACATCTCCGGCGGTACGTGCCGCGCCGCTCGCGTATTCCCACGTGTGAGTATAAGAAGCCAATCCGCGACGTAAGTCTTCGAATCCGCTTTTACGCACTTCAGTGATTGGGTAACAGTTCACTCCTGAGCCTGCGGTGATGTAGATGTAGGTGCGATCTTCCCACGGTTCGAAGTCGATCGAGGCCTCTTTATCTACGTTTGCGAGGTATTCCTCAGAAACATCCTTACGGTGAATGATGTACTCCTCTGAGTACTCACTCGCAGATTGAATGACGTTGTCGATGTACTCGTCTGAAGCGTTACCGACGACAACGTAGGTGCTTCCACCTTTGTTCTTCCAGTGCTGGGGACATTCCCCAGTGCCATCCCAATCGTGGGCGCCGTAGTTTTCGCGATGTTGTGTCTGTACGATTTTTGCCATAATATTAACCTTTTCTTGAGTGTGAGTGAGTATGCGGTGAAGACGATTACATTGAGGATGTGTATGTACCCATAAGCGATAACTCGTCGTATACGTCCTCGTCGGTGTAAGGGAGTTCGCCCCATGCGGCTTGGACTTTGAGGTTTGGTCCACCGTCTTTTTCATCGAAGGAGATTTCTTCAGGAGCACTTTTTGCTACAGGAGCTACAGGAGCAGAAGCCTTATGGGCAGGTTTACCGAGTGCGGTGTTGACGATGTTGAGCAATTCGGCTACCGCATAGTGGCCACGATGGCCAGCAGCTTTTGCCGAAGGTTTGAGGATCACGTACGTGTCCTTTTCGATCAGCCCTGATAGATTTGCTTTACCGATGAAATACGAACGTTTTACGTTGACGTATCCAGCTGTGTCGAGGGACTCGACGATTGTCTTGAGGGTGGTGAGTATTTTTGTGTTTTTAGCCATAATTTGTACCTTTTAGTTGATTGTTATAATACTATTATACCATATAAAATGGCATATGTGAATAGTAAACTGCACTTATTTTCGGCTCTCAAGCTAAGTTGTTAGTAATCAATCACTTATGACGGAAAATAAATGCACTTTTTTTTACTTTTTTTTCAAAATAAAGGGGATTTCAAGCCGAAATGTGCCGCGAGGCCGTAAGTTGTTGCTTATCAGGCACTTAGCTTGCGGCTTCGCACGACTATTTTATAAGTTGTTGGTAGCCAAACATATAAATAACAATTGCTGTCAAGTGGCAGCGTTCTTTAACATACTAAACTAATAATACCATGGAAATGATGATATACGCGGTTGTTTGGCTATCGTTGTGCTGTCTTGTTGCGTTTTTTCTATTTGAACTGTATTACCCTAAAAGGGTAGTTAAAAGCGGTTTAAATGTAGCTTACGAGATTAGTCTACACAAAGCTGAAGAGCGGCAAGTACTATTACACAAATGGCTTGAATCAGAAAAAGCTGGTCATGACATCGGCATGAATAAAGCTCAAGAATCTTGGGCTCGATATCATAAAGACGATTGGCGTAAAAGTAAAAGTGCTTAATTAACTAGAAAATTGACTAAGGCCCATTCGAAAGAGTGGGCCTTTTTTGATTATAAATAACAATAGGATGAATTTATTACTTGCATCAATAATACTATTTGGATTTGTCGTGGTACCCTTAGGCTGCTTTATCTTATATGCCTATTTAGAATATCAGTTGAACCGTAATCCGTACGATTCACCGCTTTCGAAAAAAGATCAAGAATACTACGATAGTCTTCCTTTAAAATAAGTGTGTGATTAGAATTTTAATCTATATCCAACAAACACTTTATTCTTAAATACATCAGCATCTTTATTTAATAGATGCAAGCCTTGATAGCCAAATTCAGCGTAATGGAATTCGTTATACTTCCAAGCAAATGTGATGCTCGAAACAAAGACTTCTTCTTCACGTTCTAAACCAATGTTATAACGATTGCCAATGTCTTTATAAGATGTCAGAAGGTGTGCAGCCATAGCACTTACTTCAAGCTTTGGCGTGATTGGATACTTTATCATAAGAGATGTTTTTAAATTCTCTTTCATATTCCAATATGCTACAGACGAATCCATTACTTCGTAAGTCGTGTTAAATCCGATCACTGTACCTCTTTCAGTAAAGTAAGTTATATTGGCACCATACGTTGGAACAGTGTAATCGGTTAGTGTACCATACTGATCTTCGATCAATACATCAATAATACCATAGTTAAATTTTATGATAGTTGATGGATTCATTACATACGAGAACTCAGCATAATACGTATCAGTATTAATCGCTCCACGAGTTCCACTATAATCTAAGAATGATTTCTTTCCTACTAATTCTAATATAAACCTTTTGCCGATAATCTGTTCTGCGCCGAACGTAAGTGTATCTTTAGTAAAATCACCGTTAGTTAATTCAGCACCGCTTCCTATAGGCAAGTTTTCAGACCAACGTTTGACATAGCTTTCATAACCACCTTTGAGTTTTAAGAGATATCGAGGTTGCCACGTTAGCAAGTACGAACTCTTATTCATAAAGTATGTTACATCGAGGTCGTCATCGATATCACTTGGTTCTCTTTCAGAATGGGAGAATGTATTTGCAGAATCAAGTGTAAGCTTTGGTCCAAATTCGTATTTGCTTTTAATGCCAATGTTACCAAACACCAACGTCTTACTGTCAACAGCCCGATATCTTATTTCTGGTTGTGCTTTAAGATCTATTAGATCTCGAAGGAACTTACCATCGATTCCCAGTGATTGGCTATAGTAAAAGGTTGATGTTTGGTGGGGCGTACCAGCCGCCCGCATAAAAACATTGTCATCAAAAAAGATTCTACTAAACGAAGTAAAGTTAAGACCTCCTAGGCCATAGCTTATGGTTGTTATCACTAACAATAATGCACATAACAAAAATCTCATAATTTAATCCGTTCTACGTTTTGTTGCTACATATAGAAATAATAACCAACCTAGTATTAACACATAGGATGATGGTTCAGGTATTGCTGCCCAAGTTAATTGGTTATTGCCTATAACACTTACATCCATACTTCCAAGCGTATCAGCTTGAAAGGAGGTAAATACTGCGATGTACTTAACACCTTTGTCTAATGTGAGATCACCAACGAAACCGCTATATGAAGAATCTTCTCCACGATCAGGTGTTTGGATTGTTCCATCTAGTCCTGCACCAAATCCACCGGTTGAAGTTCTAAAAGCCCAAGGTGCATCAGTGATATAACCACCTTGTGGTTCATCTAAGTAGAATAGCAATTCTGTTTCAGTTATTTCTGAATTATTTGCAGTTAAGTCACTACTCCAGTTATCAAACGAATACGTTCCTGTGACAGATGGTATAACGTTTATTATTTGGTAATATAGTTTCGAACCATCAACAGAACCGTCGAAGTCTGCAGCATCGATGTACTGATCAGACGTAAGAGTAATGTCTAAATCATATGTATAGCCATCGCTGTTCGACCCGCTTGTTACGCTAATACTAGCAAACGCTGAGGCTGCTGTTAATAAAAATAATCCTAACCACTTTTTCATTTTATTTTCTTCCTACTAGTTTACCCATTAATCCAAAGATCTGGCCAAAGATCCCTAAGCCTTTTCCAAGGAATGAATCTTTAGGTATGAGTAATGTTAACATTGATAAGATGCCAATCGTTGCGATTGCTATCTCGATTAAATTTCCTTTACATTGTTGAAATATATATTGTATCATATTAATTAAAGTTTGTTGAAGCGTACAGTTGACCAGATGGTGAAACAATCATTGTGCCTTCGTCAGGTGTAATGACTCGTTCAATTACATTATCGATTGCAGTTATTTCAATGCCTGGATCAATTAAGATATCGTCAACTATTACCTCAGCATTGACTACGATGTCTGATATGTTTATTTCAACTTTAGGTTCTACTTCTACTTCTGCTACCATTGCGTGAGGTTTAATATCATCTATTCCGTCAATAGATATGTCTTCTACTTCAACCTCAGCGTCAGTAGAAATGGGTGGGGTCTCCGTTTCTGAATCGACTTCTGCGATCTCAATCACAGGTTCCTCATCAGCAGATATATCACTTTGTTCAGTCACCTCCTCCTCGTTTGAATTAATACCAAATAACGAAAGGAGACCACCACCACTAGATTTCTTTACACCATTCGATTCTGAAGAATCGGCGTTCGTTTCAGATTGTGCATCCTGTTCGCCTCCGTCAACTTCTGCCTCAGCCGTTTCCGTCTTAGGCTCCTCAGTAGACTCTTCTTCTGTTTGCTCATCTGGTATTGTGTCGCCATCTTGTGTTGGTTCTCCTTGTTCATCAGAATC